TGGTAGCCGGTCTGCATCACCTGGTCGAGGATCGCCTTGGTGAAGGGGCGCTGGGCGCCATCGGTCGGCGCGACGGTCAGCCCCCTCTTTCGAAAGACCTCGCCTTATCTTTATTGCCTGTACGCGGTCCGAAAGAGGTCCGCCGGGTCCGGCAGCGCCTTGGCGGATGCGAGAGATGTCGTGCAACCGATGAACCCGTCGGTAAAGTCGAGAGCCTCGGAGGGCGTGTAGCCGGTCGCTTCGGCGTTGAGGTCGAGCGTCCAACCATCCGAACCGTCGTAGCTGCTTCCCGTGCGGTTCTCGGCCACACGAACAAGGCCGTCTTCATTGGCCGGCGTCTGGAACCCCCAGAGCAGTTTCGGCTGTCCGGCGACATCGACGCGGCGCTGGATGTATCCGGTCAGCATAAGTCCCGAGACATAGACGGGCTTTTCGAACGCCACGCGCTGCGCCACCCGCGCACCGTGCCCGGGATCTCGGTATGGCCCCATGGCATCCAGGAGCGTCACCTTGCCGAAGGCGTCCTTCTCCTCACCGAGTGCCGCGAAGAAATCCGGCCGGCATTGGAGCAGCGCGTTCACCAGCCTGTTGCCGCGCAACAGCGGCGGCGGCCCAAGCTCGGCCAATCCGAACGTCTCCTCCGCCCACGGCAAGCGGAAGTCCGTCGTTTCGCTTTCGTCGGGTTCGCAGGTTATGGTTGCCTGCTCGTCAGGGTCAAAATAGGAGGCAATGTCCAGGTGTTTCGAGACCGGGCCGGCGGCAGCATCCTTCGCGCTCAGCGAAGAATAATCCCCCCAGAACCGCACTCGATATCGCTCAGCAATGGCGCGCGCGACAGCACCGGGCGGTGCGTTGACCTGAAAGGCCCAGGCAAAACGTGTCGGCTTGCCCTCCTCCATCGTCCTTCGCTGAAAGAAGCGCACCACGGCAAAATCGCCGATTTTGACGGGACGCTCGAACGTCACGCTTTCGTTGTAGGTATTCACGGCCTGGGGAACATGAGGCATATTGCCCGGGCTTTCAAAAGCTTCGACGCGAACGCGCGGAAAGGCCTTTCTTTCGTCCCGCAGCACATTGAAGAACGAGGGCTTGCACGCGACGAAAGCGTCGAGAATTTTATCGGCTTTGGCCGGGGCCCTTATCGACGGAAACAGGTCCTCCGGTGAAGGCAGGCGCTTCCTTCCCGTCTCCTTGTCCGTTGCCAGACCCGACATCCGATCCTTGGAAGCGTCGCACATCAAAAGTGTACGCGTGGGATCGTTCGCCTGACGAATGACGATTTTCCTGTAGCTGTCCTGCGCTGCGACCGTTGTGTCGCTGCGCTTTGCCTCCTGCTCGGTGCTGAGCTTCAACTCGAGCAGATGGCGATCTTTGGCAACGAAGCTGGCGCCTGGCAGCAGCGCCTCGATCGCATTGGTAACCTCAGGCAGACCCCGCTCCACCTCGAAGCCCCACGCAAAGTGCGGAACCGCAATCCCGACCGCCTCGAACTGGACATACCTGCCAAGCGGCAGTCCAGAAGCAACGACAGGCGCCGCGAACGCGATATAGTGCCCGTTTACGCCGTCCGTCTCTTGGTCGTAAGGGGTGATCGCAATTGCACGGAAGTCTGCCCTGTCGCTCGTGAGCAGGGGAAAAATGTCGGCCTTGCAGGCCAGGAATGTTGCGAACACGTCTTCCGCATCCGCCCGCTCAACCGCCGCTGCGGGCGTAGCAAATACGAGCAGATAGAAGACCGCGCAAAGGCGCGTGAGAATGTTGGACCGCATCTGCCGAACTTGCCTTGTGACCTGCATTGGTGATGCCCGAACGCGTCGGACAAGCGCTTCGAAACTGCCTGTGACGGTTGGCGGACCGTCATTTCCCGACATCCCGCCAACACAACCAGAGAATATTTCCATCGATTGATGGCTCGCTCCACTTGTAGAACATTACAGGAACGAGAGCAACGGAAATTTGGCGATGAACCTCGGCGTCTCCTGACGGGGAGCGACGCGCGATGAACGGTATAGCGCCCCTTTAGCCGTTACCTTTCGGCACGACGGCTACCAGTGCCTACTGTCGAGGGGCGCCGGGTCGGCACGGGTGGCTCATAGTCCGGAAGGCTCATGGCACGGCGCGCCAGCCTTTGCCGTTCCTCAAGCCTCGGTTCACCTGACCTCAGATATCCCCGCTCGATGATGTGTGCAGCCTCCTCGGCGTTGGTCGCCTGCTTGAGGCTCTTCAGGACTTTCTTTTCCGGCGTGTCGGTGAGCTCGTGCTCCAGAAAGCCGAAGCTCGGCCGGTACGACTGTTCGATCGACTGCTGGTCGTAACCGTTCTCCGCAGCCCAATTCTGCAAATCCTTCCGCCGTACTCCGTCCCATTGAAATGCGCCGAGAGCGTTGCCATTGTCCCGGCCTGTGTCGCGGCCCTGTTGCCACAGATTGCCTCGCAATCGTCCAAATCCACCACTCTCATGGTCAGCATTCCCGACAAATCCTGCCGCGACGTGTTCGGGCATCAAGCCATCCTCCAGGCCGGCGCCCCCCCTCCAACAGACGCAGTTGGAGATCTCGTTTCATTCGTGCGGCGATATTGTCCGAGAGTTTGTCGCGCGCGCCTGTCTCCTTGAGACGCTCGGCCGGCAACACATCGTGGTTGCCGCTGAATCTGGTTGTATCGGTAAACGTACCTCGATAATGCATCGGCGCCTTGCGAAAATCGCCACTCATCATTTCGCCTGCAGGCGGGTGACGAAACTGCGGCACCTGCTCGCGCGACCCATCCGCTTGGGCAATCGGCGTGTTGGCCGTCAGTGCCGGATTCTCGTCGAAATATTTGATCGCATCGCGAACGGAATGAATTCGCGTGGGCATTCCCATCGAGTTGAGGAATTTGTCTTCGAGGTTCATTTTCAGACCTAACGTGCTGGAGATTTGTTCTGCCTTCCTCGACCCGGTCGCCGCATGCGTGACAGTCATCGGGCCTGACGAAAGAGAGCGGCTCGTTGGAGCCGCTCTGATGCCAAGGGTCGGAACACCCGATCGGACGGGCGTCCCCTCCTTGTTCAGCTCGCAGCACTCAGCCCGAACAGGTCGGCCGCGATGCCGAGGCCCTTTTCGTTGTGCACCTTCAGCGTGCCCTCGCCGATGATCACGCCCTTGTCGGCGTCGCCGGTCTTGGCCACGGCCTTGTCCTCCTGGATCTGGCGCAGCCACAGGAAGGAGAGCATGTCGGTATCGAGGAAGAAAGCGTTGCGCGCCAGCTTGCCATTGCCAGCCTGCACCCGGTTCGGGTGGATCATCACCGTGCCGAATGGGCCTTCGTAATAGTCGGCCGTGGCAACGATCGTGTTTCGCTCGCCGCCCTGCGAAACCGCATAGCGGAACGGCGCGACATTGGCGTCGGACATGAAGGTCACGAACACCGATTTCACATAGGGCGAAACCGAAACATGACGGAAGTTGGCGCCGTTCTGGTAGCCGGTCTGCATCACCTGGTCGAGGATCGCCTTGGTGAAGGGGCGCTGGGCGCCATCGGTCGGCGCGACGGTCAGCCCCGTCGTCGGGTTGTAGCCGCCATTGGCGCCGCCGGCCCCGCGCGAAACGTTGGTCGCAAGCCAGGTCGGCAGCGAGCCGAGCTCACGGGTTGCGCCCGAGACCGAAGCATTGGTGTCGACGATGGCGTATTCCAGGTCCTTGCGGATCTCCACGCCCTTCTTCAGCTTCTGGTACTTGCGCTTCTGCACGTTGCCGGCCTCGGCCACCACTTCCTGGGTGGCCGAAATGATCCAGTCCTTGCGCAGGATCTGGGTGTAGTTGCCGAGCCGCGTCGGCGCGATGATGGTGCCGAAGGTGTAGTCGTCGCCTTCCTGGCGAATGTTTTCGCCGGGTGACGCGAGTTCGTCGGTCTCCCATTCCGGGTGGTGCGTCTTGCACTTGCCCTTTTCGATCAGCGAGTAGATCGGCGTGTCTTCCGGCGTGATGCGGGAAACGACGTCGGAGAGATCCTCGCGGTTGCCCACGGCCTGCGAGGTGGTGAAGGTGTTTGCTACAACTGCCATGTTGGTGTCCTTGAATGTTGGGATGGGTCGCACGCGCGGCCTCAGGCGGGCGCGGGCGATGCGGATCGGTTTTGGTCGGATGCGCAGGTCGCCGGCAGAGCGGGCAACGCCTGCAAGGGCGCCCTGCCAAAAGTCATGCAAAGACAAGACGCTGGGCACGTTTCCGGATTCTGTTTGTGTGCGTCTTGAAGGCATCGGTCAGTCGAAGTCGATGGCCATCGCGTCGCGGATCGAGCCGGTTTTCGACAGGCGTTTCATTGCCTCCAGGCTTTCGCGCGGCGACCGCTCGGCTTTCGCCGCCGGCCTTGGCCGCGCCACTGGTGACGGCGCCCGTTTCAGCTTGGCCATCGCCCGCATCTTTGCCTGTTCGGCCGCAAAGCCGAGCCGGGCATAATGGGCGAGCTTGAACATGCGGTGGTCGGCGACCTCGCGCACTTCCTCTTCGGAAAAGCCGAGCACCCGCGCCACTTCGAAAGCCCCGGCAAAGAAGGCAAGACGGCCTTCCTCGTCGGCCGTCTCAGGAAAGGCTTCCATCAGCTTGGCGTTTTCGGCCTCGAGGGCCTCGTCGCTGGCCACCGATGCCATGGTGTCGACGATCTCCGCCGGTCCTTCTGCAATCGCGAGGATCTCGTCGATGCGTGCCAGCCCCGCCTGGTGCAGCCCCCATTGGCGGCGATAGCCGTCGGGGTCGAGCACCGCCATGTGTTCGGGCGGCTCCGGCGGTATCTGGCTTGCGAGCAGGTTGGCAAAGGCATTGGCGGATTGCGCGACGCGGTTGGCCATGCCTTCGAGCGCCCGCCCGCGGTTGGCGATGTCCTGCGTCTTGTGGCGGTAGTCGCGATCCCGCATGTATCCGAGCTTCAGCTCGGAGAACGGCACGTCTTCGCCGCCCTTCAGCCGCACCAGGAAATCCTCGGCTTCGTTGGCCGCCGTGTCCTCGTCAGGCTCGGTCGGCTCGTCATCAAGGGATGCGGGTTCGCCGGATGTCAGGCCATCGTCGATGGCCGCATCGCTCTCGCCGTCATGGTCGGCTCCATAGGCCTCGGGGTTGGCCCTGTCATCGACATCGGGCTCCCGGAAGTTGAGGTTTTCGGGGTCGTCGAGATCGGTCGAGCGGTCAACGGTTTTGCTCCCGCCGTAAGGCAGGTTGGCACTATCGTTCGTCATGGGGTGACCTTCTTGAAAGCTGGTTCAATGCGTAAGGTCGTTCCGGCGAATGCCTGGAGCGACCATGGAAAGCGCTTGCCCTCAGGCGGGTGCGCCCTTGCCGTCAGCCTTGGCTTGTTCCGTCAGGAACTTGAGCTTGGCCCGGAAATTTCGAATGGCACGGGTCTCCGCGGCATAGGCCGCGCGCCCGGCGTCGTCGGTCGGGCCGGCGTGGATGCAGCCATTGATCGCCGCCCACTCCAGCTCGCTCATCAATTCTTCGAAAAATGGCACGTCGAGAATGGCACGCGCGGCGGCTGCCCGTTCCTCTGGTTTCATGCTTCTGACCTCGGTTGGAGAATGGCGCTTTCGATCGATATTTTGCGTCGAACGCCGCCTTGATTCTGCTTTTGTTCCGCGCTACCGATGTGCGAAAAGCCGCAATTTGCCACCCTGAGTCGCTTTCGCGAATACCAAACGAGATTTTGCCTGCCCGGCCATTTCAGCGTCAGATGCCTCGCTCAAGGTTGCCCGCCCCAGCGCAAGGCCCGACCGCAGCAGATGGCCGGCGACGCCACCGATACGCGCGCGTCTATCGAATGAGGAACCCGTGAGAAGATTATCGAGCTTGATACTGTCCGCCCTGCTTCTCGCTGCCACAGCTTCGCCGGTCAACGCGATCGGCCAGTCGGGCGAGCCGCGCTTCCTCGTCAAGGCCTTCCTGTTGAAGACCGACAAGACCTTCGATCATGCGACGGGCTGGTGCGGCCATGACAGCGTCTGCAGCCTCACGGTCGGCGATTACAAGGTCGGCTTACGCTTCTTCTTGAGCGGCAGTAGCTACCGCCTGCGTGTTGCGCCATCCTGGGATGGCGCCGATCCCTGCTGTGTCTTCAAGGATGGAAGCGACGAGACCTCTGTACCGAACGGCCAACCGCACGACGTAGAACTCTATTACAGGAAAGCCTCTGGCCGCCAGGAACTTGGCACACTCTACATCGCGCTCGAGAGCCTCGAATAGCTCAAGGCGGTCACTCCCTCCATATGTCGAGCGCTTTCCTTAGGGAAACGGGCTGCTCCCGTGTTGGATTGTTCCAGGGCATGTCTTGCCCGTTCAACTGCGGGTGGTTCCTGAAGGGATCCTCGTAGAAGCTCTGGTATTCCTTCAAGCTCAGCCCTTCTTGCAACGATTGAATGGACGAGACGATGTCCTTCAAAGCTGCCAAACCATCGCCGTTTGAAACCTTGGACTGCATCAGGTCGAGCTCGGTCTTTACGTCTTCAAGATTTTTCTGCATTCCGCTCAGGCCCTTGCGCCGTCCGGCAATGTGGGCATCGTCGCCACGTGGATCCTTCGACAATGCGCCCAAAGGTTTCCGCGATCCCTCCGCCGTATAGGCTTCGGGCCCCTCGCGAGCGCTGCGCAAAAGCTCGTAGGCATAGGCTTTCGCATCTTCGGGACTTAGATAGCCCGCGCGAAGGCTCGGCAGATTGCGTCTCTCGACAGCTCCGGAACCCGGCTTGGCTCGACCCGGAAAAATGAAATCATCCATACCTTTGTCCTTTCCAAATGGCCGTTACAGGCCAGGATTTCCTTGCGCTCCCGCGCGCAACACCTGCCAGGCTGTATTGCCTGGCGGAGCATAACGGTGTGTGCGGGATTGATTCTGCTTTTGTTCCGCGCTACCGATGTGCGAAACGAGATAATGCGCTACCCTAGGTAGCTTTCGCGACTACCAGACGAATTGCTGGCTCCCGGCTGTTCAGCGTCAGCGGTCCCTGCTCGGATTGCCAGCGCTTGGCACAAATGGCGCGAGCGGTCGTGCACCAGTCACCGACACGCGCGCGTCTATCGAATGAGGAACCCGTGAGAAGATTATCGAGCTTGATATTGTCCGCAGCACTTCTGGCCGCAGCGGTTTCGCCCGCATCGGCGATCGGCCAGTCGGGAAAACCGCGTGTCCTCGTCAAGGCCTTCCTGCTCAAGACCGACAAGACCTTCGATCACGCGACCAGTTGGTGCGATTATGACACGATTTGCACCCTCACCGTCGGCGATTATGATGTCGGCCTACGCTTCTTCGCTACAGGCTTCACGATCGACAGCAGCTACCGCCTGCGTGTCGCGGCGTCCCGGGAAAACGCCGAGCCCTGCTGCTTCTTCGAAGATGGACACTACGAGACCTCCGTCGCAAGTGGCCTGCCGCATGCCGAAACGCTCTATTACAGAACAAGCTCTGGCCTCCAGGCGTTCGGCACATTCTATATCGCTCTCGAGGGCCTTAAGTAGCGGATCGCCAGCCGGCGCCGGGGCGTTTCTGACCAAGTCTGATGGTGACGCCCGTCCATGCACGGGGCCGCTTTTTCGGTGGCCAATCGCACGGATCCGGATTGCCTGGGGGACGCCCCTCGCACGTTGCAGCCGTCGCCGTCAGCGGATATTGCCTGGACGGGATGGGCCAGCCCGGATGCGCATCATCTGCCTACATTCCGTAATACGGCGCCTGCTTGCGGTGATCGCGGCCGAGTTTTCCCGGTGCGTTGTTCCGCTCATATTCCTGCCGGGAGAGCCCATAGGCGCGCTTGAGTTCGTCTTCCTTCGACAGGAGCTGTTCGTGCGGCGGCAGCACCGCCGGGTCGTCCGCCGCTTCACGAAGCGTCATTCGCCCCGGATAGTCCGTGGTCGAGTTCATGCCGTGCGAGGAAGCGGGACCGAGGTCATCGGCCGCCGGCGCCCCGCCCCAACCGGTGCGACCTGGCGATTGTTTGGTGACGCCCTTATGCATCTTTCCCAAGGGGAGCATCCCGAACAGTCCTTCGGCAGCACCCAGATAATTGCCTTGTATCGCGTCCGAAAGCGCTTCTTCGGCGCCGAGATACGTTCCCGCACCGGGTATGAAGTCCACGATACCGGTGCCGCGGCCAAGCCCGGTCGTACCCATGATGCCCTCGACCAATCGCCCTCTGAGCGATGTCGCCTTCTCATCGCCCATCAATGTCTGAGCGATGCGCTCCCGCGTTTCCGGATGGTATTGCCGCAGCACGGCCTGGGGTCGCGACCCTCCAAGATTGTTGCGATCGTTCCAGTCGATGACCTCGCGTGGCGGCTCGATAAGCTCTCTCACATCAGGCGGCGTCGCAGCGCGGCGCGCCGGGGAGATGTATTCGCCCGAACTGAAGGTGTTCGGCAACCCACGTTTCTTTAAGTCCATTGTTCAGCGTCCTATTGTTCGATTGAGGTTCGGCCGTACAGCACGGCCGATTGGTCGAAGCTTTCAATCCGAATGCGAGGCTGTATTCACACGACACCAACCACCGGTGCCGGCTCGGGAGCCGAGATACCGCCCTGCCCCCTTGCCAAACTCGCCCGACGGAAGCTTGCTGCCGTGGACACCGTCCAACCAACCGCCAGCAAGGCCGGTCGTCGGCCCCCGGGGCAACCCTCAGCAATCTCCATGGCTCTAGTGCACCTGCGCCCATCGCTGTTTTCTCGCCAGAGTTCGGCGAGCGGTTACTCACAGTCAGCGGCGTGGCTTTGGCCCTTGTGGCGGATTTTCCGGTGTTTTGATTGTTTTCTGCCAGTGCCCGTCAAAGCTTCAGCGTATCGGTTTTCAACTTTTAGGGTCGAAGTGCGTGTCAACCGGATTTCGACCAGGGACGCTGCTACCTCCCGCGTGTGGCGCCGCCGTTAAGGATGTTACGCGACCGCCGGACAGAACCGCCGCACGAGGCGGGTTTCCAGGAAAACATAGGTGAGCACGAAGACCAGGTAGTTGGGGCCGATCCAGCTATGCAGGGAATACAGGAACAGGCCCCGCACAAACGACTCGCTGTCAAAAGTGCCATCAGCCACGAATGTCCAATGAAATGCGCGCGCAGCGATCGTCAAAAGCATGAAGACGGTGATGAGTAAGACGCGGTTGCGAAGCGAGACTGTGTGAAGCGGGACAAATGCCACAAGAAAATAGGTCGTGGCATAGGGCGCCATATACCACTGGAAGAAACGCCCATAGAGCAGTTTCGCAACAAGCAGCATAGCCGCATAGCAAACGAGAACGCGGACGGTATTCCATAGCGTGTATTGCATCCGTTCTCGTATCTGCTGTTGAGTAGGTGAACGTTGAGGCCAGCGATTTCTACTCTAGAGATTGCGGCGCATTTGCGCCACCCTGAGTTTAAGAAGCGGATTTAGGGCTTCCGCAGCACACGGCGCAAGCTTTCCAAGTCGGTGGCCTCGTCCACATGCCTGTTCAGACCGCGCAACTGCCATCTCCAGCTTCCGCCTTGCGTTTTCGCCGTCCATGCGCGCCTCCTCGTTCGCCAGCTGCATGTGCATCTGCAGTTGCTGCATGCCCACGTCAGGCTGTTGCTGCGGCTCAGCCGCCTGCATCCGCTTCTGGATGTCCTCTGATGTCGGCCTGGTGAAACAGAGGTCGGGTGAATTCAGCCCCGCCGCGTCCACGGTCTTGGCAATACCGTTGTAGAGATTGTCGGGCGAGACATAAGGGTTGTCGGGGCTCAAGCGTCGCGTGGTACTACGCGTCTTGCAAGACGCACAAGGTCTCCTTCGCGCACGGACTAGCCCAATCTACCCTGGTTCTGACCGGTGTTGATCAATCAAGCCAGCCCAGGTTTTCAGCGGGAGTTCGAGGCACAGATAACTTGTCAGGAACACCACATAATGTGGCCCGAACAATGCAATAGCAAAGATGAGTGCGCCCTCGTCGAGGTTGGGGGGCAAATGGCCGGTGCTCAGGTAAACGTAGACGGTGACGCTTGCGAGGTAAAGCGCGAGCAATCCTGCAACCGTTAACGTGATCAGCAATATCCTCTTAAGAACACCGATGCCCGGGAGATGAATGAAGGAGAAGGCATAGAAGGCAAAAACAAACGCAACCGCCTGAAAACTGAAGAGGCGTGGATAGAAGAACCAGCAGAAAACCGCCGTGACCGTATACGCCAGCAAAACGCGAACTGCATTCATCGCGGCGTACTGCATCATGACCCTCCCTCCAACAGCGAAACCCGCTCGTCGACGCATCGTCGATACAAGCCGTTCATCGCTACCTTTGCGTGCAATGCGGCCTTTGTATTGCAGGTAACCGATTCAAGCCGCAGAATATCCGTATCAGAATTTATCTTTGTATCTTTTCGCTCGTTCCAGAGCGTCATTCAGCCGGCTCGGAAACGCGGTTTTCTCAACTGGCCCGAACGGGCCAATACGATCTCCTTTGCGATTGAGAATGACGACACCGCTGTGTCCTTTGTCTCCCCAGCCAGGAACCTTGTTCTCAGGGTTGGTGTTTGAGATTACATAGGTGTCCGCCACCTCGATGCCTTTGTCGCGCCCACGCTCCTTGCCCCAGTTCTGCAATCGGCTGTTGGCCTCTTCACCGAAAACGCGCAGCTCCAGCGCTGTAGTCGACCTTTGGCCAGTCTCGTAGGCGTCGTCGTCCGGCGTAAGACCGAAGGTGTTGAAGCCCCGCCTGGTATTTCTGATCATCCCGGCATCCCTCCGATATGCGCTGTGGTCAGTGCCGTGCCGCCGGCCATCTCGGCCAGGTTCTGCTCGCGCTTGAGGTTGAGTTCGGCGTCGATCTGGTAGCGTTTGAGCGCACCGTTCTGCTGGATCTCGGTTAGCTTCAGCTCGCGCTCCATCTCCAGCTTCCGCCTTGCGTTTTCACCGTCCATGCGCGCCTTCTCGTTCGCCAGCTGCATGTGCATCTGCAGTTGCTGCATACCCACGTCAGGCTGTTGCTGCGGCTCAGCCGCCTGCATCCGCTTCTGGATGTCCTCTGATGTCGGCTTGGTGAAGTAGAGGTCAGGTGATTTCAGCCCCGCCGCCTCAACGGTCTTGGCAATACCGTTGTAGAGATTGTCGGGCGAGACATAAGGGTTGTCGGGCCCAAGCGTCGTCAGCAGTTTTTCCTGCAATTGCTGGATCATCTGGATCATCAGCATGTCGCGCTCACGCGTGCCCGCCCCAAGGCCGGTGTTGACGGTCGCATCCATGCCGGCGTTCCAGTGGCGCGGGTCGAACGTCACCCATTTGCCGCGAAGCCTCACTGCCCGCGGCCGGTCCTGGTGTTTGATGACGAGGCCGAGCAGGCCCTTGAACACACGGGCAAGCCCTTGCGCGAAGGTGCGCACCATCAGCTCCGTCTGGCCGATGCCCGCCTGTTCGACGAGCGCCGTCGCCTTCGCCGTCATGTTCTGCAGCGCGTCCGGCGCCATGCCGCTGGAGGCATCGGAAATGCCGGTGCGGTCCGTCGCCTCCTGGTCGAGATAGCCGAGCATGGAAAAGGATTCCCGCGCCACGAACGGCACTGCCGTGTAGCCGACGGCGCCGCGCACATCGACGCCCTGGCCGACGCGGATCGGCTGGCCGAACTTCGGGTTCAGCACCGATTCCGGGTTCTGGATCACCCCTTCCTGCACGATCGGCTGCTGGTTGTTCTGCCAGTAGAGATTGTCGAGCGTCTGGCGCAGAAGCACGGTCTTGACCCGCTGGATCTCGGCCATGTCGTCGGTGACGGCGTTGCCCTCGCGCTGGTGCGGGCGCCTTTCGATGATGAGATCGGCAAAGGGCACCTCGTCCCATTCCTCGTCGGAAAGCAGGTTCTCCGGCCCGGTGCCGCCGGCAAAGACCAGGCGCCGGAGTTCGGCGATACCGTCGTCGTCGGCGTCCACCTTCACGTAGAGCTCGTAATATTCCACTTCCTGCAACGCCGTGGCCGTCGCCTCGCCCTCGCTGAAGATGTCGCGGCGGCGGCTGAATGCCTCGTCGTCGCCATCATCGTCGCCGGCGACCGTAAAGCCCTCGACCTTTGCCCGGTCATAGCCCATGGCGACCAGGTCGGAGCGGCGCATGCGCCGGTTGATGCCGGTGATCGGGCTGTCGTCGATCGAGATTGCATCGGGATGAATGAGGAATTCTTCCAGCGGCACCGCAGCAAGCCGCGTCGTGCCGCGCTCGCCGGTGCGGCGGATCTTCACGTTGAAGACGGGCTCTTCCACCCGGCCGGTCGGCAGCTCGATCGCCTCGACCGACTGCGATTGCTCCAGCACCTCCACCGCGTCATCGGCGATCAGCTGCACCAGCGCCTGCTCGTCGAGCCCGCTATGGCTCGAGACCTCGACCGTCTTTCGCTTTTCGTACCACCAGCGGATCACGCCGTTCCTGAGCTTCAGCGCATCGTGCGCCGCATCCTGCACCGCGTCGTAGCCGTCGCTTTCGGGAAAGACGATGTAGTTGATGTAGTCGGTCGCCTGCTCGGCGCCTGCCTCGTCGCCCTGGTTGACGGGCTGGTACTCCACCACCTTGTCGTTGCCGAGCACGGTGCGGATGAGTGAAGGCAACACCTTCTTGACCGCCGCGCGCACATCGCGCGAAACCACCTTGGAGCGGTTGGCATCGGAAGGCACGTCCTTCATCACCCCGTCGTAATATTCCATCGCCCTGATGCGATCGATCGACAGCGCGTCGCGATAGCTCTCGCAATCCTTGACGAGCTGGCCGACGAGGTCCGCCAGCGCCTGTTTTGTCATTGCAGCCATTACACAACCTTCCGATCCATGAATTTCCAGGCGGCCTCGTCGGCCTTCGCCCGGGCAAAGCGTTTCATCATCAGCGCATAGCGACAGGCCGAGAGCACGTCGTCGCGTTCCTTGACGATCCGGCCGTCCTTGCGGTGGTAGAGCCTGAATTCCTCGAACCATTCGCAACAGGTGGAAAACACCTTGAAGCGCCCGGTCTGCATCCTTTGCAGCATGTCGGAAATCCCGGCCTCGACACCGTTGGTGCCGTCGTCGAAGGTCGCCCGCTCCTGGAGCATGGCGAGCCCCTGCCCGCGATACTGCGCCGCCAGTTGCTCGCCCGAGCCCTTGTCGTGCTGCAGGCCGTCATGCGGCCATGACCAGGGCAGCCAGGCCCCCCAGGGCTTCAGCGCCGCCGCGTGAATGATCGGCGTCGCCTCGCGCTCGCGATAGACCTTCGTCACATAGAAGACGTCGGCGTCCCGGTCCCAGGCGCAGGCGGTCGCCGCAAAGGGGTGGTCCCAGCCAAAGTCGAGCCCGCCGATCTGCACCCAATGTTTCGGGATCTCGAACGGGTCGATGCGAACCTGCTCCTCGGTCACCGGGAAGATCCGGCCCGAGCCCAGCGTCGGCACGCCCTTGGTGCGCGCTTCCTTTTCGTGCGCCGGGTAACTGGCAATGATCTTTGCGCGCTCGCCGGCCGTATAGTGCTCGGCATCGTCGATCGTCATCGTCACCACCGTCCTGTCATCGGAGGGTTCAAGCAGATAGCGGCTGACTACGGAGCTCATGCCCTTGAGCGGCGTAAACGTCACGGCGACCGAGCCTCCGGTCGCATTGGTGCGGGTGATGCCCTCGAAATAGACGTCCTCCGGCGGCTCCTCGTCGAACCAGACATAGTCCACGGTGTTGGCCTGCCACTTGGCGCGGCCCTGCTCATAGGCCTTCAGAAGCAGCGTCGAGGTTGCGCCCGAAGCGTGGCGCACCGTCACGCTGTCGAGCGCGCCCGAGGCGCTCGATCGGCGCGTATGGGAGACGATCGCCGCCTTCGGGATATAGCCGGTGCCCCAGTCCTCTTCGCTCATTGGCGGGCCGACGAGCAGCCGCTGCACGCCATCGCGTGTCAGCTCGTGCGATTCCGAACCACCGATCATCGTGATCGGTCGGTCGAAGCGTCGGCCCGCCCACCATTCCGGGTAGTCGCCAGTCAGGTGCATGGCCGCTTCGGCCGCTCCTGCCAGCGTCTTGCCCAGCTGGTTTCCGGCCATGAAAAGCCGTTCGCGAAAGGTGGCGCCCGCCAGATGAAAGGCGGCCTGCCTGGCATAGGGCCGGTAGTAGCGCAGCCTATTCGTGCTCTGCCTGCGCCCGATCTCCATCGCCAGCTCCATCCGCTCCCGAAGCAGCAAGGAAAGGCTTGATCTTGGCGTCGAGCTTGCGGATCCTCTCGAGGAGTTGCTCATCCGTCATCTCCCCTATCTGGTTGACGTTGACGGTGACGTCCTTCGGCATCAGCGATGCCACGGCCTTCAGGAAGTCATGGGGGTTCTTCTCGATCAGGGCGTGGATCGCAGCCGCGCCCCGGCTCTCCCAGGCGCAAAGCATGTCTTCGAGAAAGAGTTCGCCGAGCTTCGAGCGCACCGCCTTGCGGGCGCGTGTCCGAGAAGGCGGCGCGGTGCCTGCCGGTGCTTCAGCCCGCCCCTCGCGCGGCAGGAATCGTCCGGTCTTCGGATCCTTGGCTGGCCCGGTGATGCTCATGAAAGCCCCTCCGATATTTTGTTCCCGGTGCCTCCAGGCCATGCGAAATGGTCCGGATGCCATCCGCCCGGCGCGGATGCATCTGCAACAGACAATCTAAAAGTCGGGGGAAACGCGATTGGGCACTTGACCTTAGGTTGCATTCAGTCACCAATGCTGCTTGACGCGCCGTGTGTCGGTGGCACGCCCGGCGCGGGAAGCGCCGCCAACCGGACAACGCTCGCCGAAGGCGCCGCCAACCGGAGATCGCAGACAGGCTTGAGGAATAACACTTTCAAATCGCAGCATATTAATCCGTTCGATCGATCCCGACTTTAAGGAACCATGCGATGAATGAGACGGGTGGCTGATGATCCAGAACGCAGTCAGAAAGTTGAAGACCATTTTCACGCCGCGGCTCTCCGCCGCAAATGTCTCGCCAACGTTGCTCGAGCTCGCCACGTCGGGAAACCTGGATGCCCAGGCGGCGCTCGGAGAAATCTATTTCAACGACGGCCGCGAGGAGAACTACGCCGCATCCTATCACTGGAACGGCCAGGCCGCCCGGCAGGGCCATGCAGCCTCGCAGGCTCGGCTCGCGACAATCTACAATAACGGCCTCGGCATCGAGCCTGACCCTCAGGAGGCCAGCCGCTGGTTGCGCAGCGCCGCACGCAAGAGTCACGACAGCGCCTGCCGGATTACAGGCAGGCGCAATCCGGACGACCGCGACATCGACTTGAACACCGCGACAGCCGGCGTCCGGGCGCTATCCGATCCCAAGGGGCGCCACCATCGCCCGATCGAAACCAGGCCGGCGGAAAGCCTTGCAAGTCAGGTGCCGGACATGGCTGAAGACGAGCGGCGGGATACCGAGCCCCACTGAGCAGGCAAAGGGCGGCGCGCGCACGCTGCCGCTCGGGGGCGGCGCGCGTCAAAAACACCCAATGGCTGCACACTGTGCGCCCTTCGTTTGCGCATCGTTAATAAATTCCCTCGATAGTTGCATTCATATCAGCAATCACAATCCTTGCTTCGCGCATGACGCCTGAACAGTAGATTGATTTTCGGCCGCAATGCTGGCGGATCGAGATCCGGGGAACGAACCATGACGCCGATATCGTCCGTCAACAGCACGGCACTCTTGATCCTGCAGCAGGCAAGTGCATCCAGAGGCGCCCAGCAGGCTGCGGGCGGCGAAACGGACATTCTCAAGGTCGCCAACGGAATTTCCAGCGAACCATCGGCGGGAAAGAAGTCGGCGGCGGCGGCGATCGGCAAGTTCGCAATCGATACCGCGCCCAGCAAAGGCAAGATCGTCATGGCCGAGCTCGGAGCCGCTGACAGTTGGGAGGAAATGCGCGAACGCGTCGACAACAACGCCAAATTCACGGACGGCGAGAAGAAGACGTGGCATGCCAGGATTACCGAGCTTCAGGAACTGTTTGCCTCTGCCGAGGAATTCAAGGCGTCGGACCTCTACCAATCCCTGGTATCGGGAGAGCTGAAGCCGCCACCGATCGATGATCTGCCCACGGCGATGTCGGAGGAATTGGCACAGCGAAAGGCCGGCCCGCTGAGCGATTTTCTGGCCACGATCGGACGGGACCCGTTGCACGAGCGCACCCGGGCGTCGCTGATCATGCGCCTCTGAGCGTCGGCTTGCAGCGTGGGGGCACAACAGGGTCACGAAATGACGGGCAAGGGTTGCTGAGCTTATCAACGGGCCACCTGACCAACGGTCGCACGCAAAACACGAACGTCAACAACGCAACCGGCACGCCCCTCTCCGGAAACAAAAAAGGCCGCTTCGATTACGAAACGACCATCCTGAAATATCCTTAGCCCGCTTCCGGTTCGATGACAAGCCCTTCGGACAAGATTTGTTCTTTATTCGTTCTTTTTCTTCAGTGGCCTTCGACCGCGCCAGTTTTCGGGAAAAACGCCGCGATGCAGGCCTGCACCCACGTTAGAAGGCGCGTTCGCATCGGGCGACGCGGTAAAGCCGGCGCGCATCGCCTGACAGACGCCGACCCTCCCTGATAACAGGCGAAACCGTCTCCCTCTCCTTTCGGTCAAAGCCGGCCCGGCGCTACCGCCGTTCTGATCGCGTGGGAATAATTCCACCGCGCCCGGAACAACCCGAGCGTGGCCATCGTTGACCCACGGGTGCTTGCCGGCCCTGCGTCATGCTTATGGATAAGCTCCAGGTATTTGGTTGTGCGCGTCCGATTGTGTTATCATCCCTGTCGGGAGGAGAATGTCATGGAGAATTTCTTCGCACTGCTCGCCATCGTCGTCGGTTCCGCCGTGCTGGGGCTTGCCCTCGCCTACGGCATGCGCCGCCAGAAGGAAGCGCACCCGCCGCCCAAACACGACGATGCCACGCTGAAATTCTAG